CGCTGGATTAGAATAGGATAAGTCCAATGGCATATCCAGTATGGACAACACCAAGTGGTAATCTAGGCAAGATTCAAGCCTTGCAGTTTTTTGATCTAAATCTGCAGGCTGTTGATCCAACTGGTGCTACAGATGGCAGTGATATCACATATCAATTAATAAGTGGAAAATTGCCTGCTGGTTTGCAAGTAGATAATAGTGGAAAAATAAAAGGTAATCCAAATGATCAATATCAGATTGATGGGGTTCCTTTTGCTGTTGATCAGGATAGAACAAGCAAATTTACAGTTAGAGCAACCAACAGCGCAGGGTTATTTACTGACCGTAATTTTGTTATTACTATTACTGGAAATTATCCACCGCAATTATTAACGAGTAACTATACTGCATTAGGTCAATTTTTTGATGGTACTCAAGTAAGTATACAGCTAAGTGCTATTGACCTTAATTATGATGCACTTACGTTTAGTATACTAAATGGAAAATTGCCGCCTGGTTTAAGTTTAAGCAGCGATGGTAAAATTACTGGTGTATTAGAACCTACACACTTGCAAGCTGGACCTGGTTGGGATACTACTTATGTAGGATGGGATACTCTGGGATGGGACCAAGGAACGGTTGGTGATTATACAAAAATTGATAGAATTGTTTATACATTTACTATCGAAGTTAGTGACAAAAAATCTGTAGATTTACGAACATATGCTATTGTTGTTTATAATAAATCAGATGTTACAGCAGATAATGCAGTCATCACAGATGATAATGCAATCTTTACTACAGATATTACAAATTCTAGAACTCCAATACTTCTTACTACTGATTTAGGTGACCATTCTACATTTACAAGTGGCAATTATTTTGCATTTAAATTTAATGCAGTTGATTTTGACAACACTGGAATTATATATAGTTCAGTAGGCGCTGCAGGCACAGGGTTTGACGCATCAACTCAATTTTACCCAGTTATAGACCCAGTAGATGGTTGGGATTCTCAATCATTTGATCAAAGCACACTTGGTATTCCTACCTTTTTAAGTTTGTATGAAAATGGTTGGTTGGTAGGTTATATTCCTCCACAGACTGCTGTGAGTCAAACATTTAACTTTGCAATCTCTGTTAAGAATGCGCAAGATAATAGTATAGTAAGTCCGCCTAGACTTTTTACTTTAACAATTTTGGGTGCGTTAAATCTAGAAGTAGTTTGGAATACTCCATCTAACCTTGGATATATTGATGGTGGCAGCGTAAGTCAATTAAGTGTAAATGCTACTACACCAAGCGGTCGCCCACTTTATTATTCATTAGCGACTACGCAAAGTAAACTACCGCAAGGACTTGAACTAGTATCTGATGGCAGTATAGTTGGACGCACCAGTTTTCAAACATTTAGTTTAGACGAGGGAAATACTACATTTGATTTAACAAATAAAGCAAATGGGCTTTACACATCAATAACAACATTTGACAAAACTTATACATTTACTGTAATTGCTAAAGATTATAGTGCTAAAATTAGCGGAGAGAAAACATTTAAATTATTAATCAATAGTGTCACTTATGCTCCATATGATAACTTATATCTAACATGTTTGCCAAGTATAGAAAAAAGAACAGTACTAGATACTATTTTAGGAAACACTGACTACTTTAGCCCAGAAGATATATATCGACCGAATGATTCTTATTTTGGTGTTCAAAAAGATATTAGATTATTAGTTGGATATGGATTAACATCAAACCAAGCAAGTGCTTATATAACTGCTATGCAAAAACGTCATTATAATAAGAAATTTTATTTTGGAAATTATAGTTATGCCACTGCAAGTGATACAAACGGCAATCCCATATATGATGTTATCTATGTAAACCTTGTAGAGGATACAAAGACATATTCTACAAGTGCAAGTGGCGTAACAATAAGAAAGATACCAGCGAGTAGCTTTACAACTAAAGATGGTACTACGCTTTACCCAAATGATTTAGACTTAATGATAAATGATATTGTTGTAGCTATTGGTGAAACAAATGTTAATACTCTTCCTCAATGGCAAACAAGCATACAACCAAATGGTAAAGTGGTGGGTTATCAAACAGCAGCCGTTCTTGCTTATTTAAAACCAGGAACTGGCGCAAAAGTGTTATATAAATTAAACAACAAAGTGCCAGCAGATATTAAGCAAATTCCGTTTGTTGCAGATCGTTATGTCTTAGATAATAATCTCGATACTAATTACAACATACCAGTGGCAACAAGTGGAAATTTAGTAGGCGGAAGTTCAGTAATTTCAAATGTTAGCAACACTTCTTACATAGCAATCGGGTACAAAGTAAGTGGCGCATATATACCATCAGCAACTTATGTTAAATCAATTCAAGGCAATTCAGTTACAATGACCAATACTGCATTTGCAAATGCAAATGCTGTTTCACTTACATTTGGTGGAACTTTTGCATCTAAATCTTATACTACTTTTGACACTGGATTTATTACAAGTATTACACCGACAGCAATAGTAGATTATGGTATAGATATACCATTCAATTATGTAGATGGCAGAACAATTGCACAAATAAATGCTATTGGTGGATTAGATGGTGATCAAAGCGGCGATTGGAACGGAAAAACTGTAATTTTCAGTACACAAGAAAATTATGTAGGTGTTTATCCAAATTTAACAAATGATGGTTGGATACAAAATAATACAATTATACCAGGTTATACTGAATTAACAAATGGCACAAGTTTAATTAATAAACGCAGCGGCATTTGGAGTATAAGTGTTGTTAATAACTTGGTAAGCCTTACTTTTGTTAAAACAATATTAGTTGGACAAGTAGTATCAGTTAGATTTGGTGCAAAAAGTAGCAAATCTTATAATTATAGTGCAGCAGGCATTGGTGTGGGTGCTCAAAAAGTACCAGAATACATTTATGTAAATATTAATACACTGCAACAAAAATCTCCAACAACATTTGATACACGCAATACTGTGTTTATCAATAATGAAGATCAGTATCAACCATCTTTCTCTAATGATAGATATCTTAAATTTGCAAAGACAAATATATACCAATAAATAGAATTGACTAAATACCATATAAATTGGAATCTTATAAATGAGTAATATTAATCCTAACAACATAAATGGCGCATATCCTGTAGCAGGCGTTGATAATGATAGCCAAGGTTTTAGAGATAACTTTACCAATATTGTAACAAATTTTACCTATGCTGCAACAGAAATAGGTGATTTACAAAGCAAAGCAATTGTTAAGAGTGCTCTTTCAGGTAGCACTTTAAACAACAATATGCAAGGTACGCTGCTAAGTAGTGCTCTTATTCAAGATTTTCGTGAAACAGAATTTGATAATGGTCCAATTTCAACAAATGTTATTTTAGATCATACTCGTGGTCACGTTCAAAAAGTAACTACAAATGGAACAATTACTGTAGGATTTAGTAACTTTCCAACTGCTGGTACAGTTGGTCGTATTCGTTTGAAATTAATTGTTTCTAGTTCAAGTGATCGAATGATTTTGCCAAGTGCAGTATCTATTGGTACACAATACTTACAAGATTATAATTCCAATAATAACAGCGTTGGTTATACTCAGAGTGGCGCTGGAACATATTGGTATGATTTTATAAGTGATGATGCGGGTGCAACTATTACTGTATTTCCACTTTCGCGTGCTCGCAATAACGTAGATTATTATTATGCAAATATTGCAAATGGTACGGTTGCAAGCCCACAGGCGATAACGCTTGTTACAAAATTAATATTAGATTCAACTAGCGGAACTGCACTCAGCAATGTAAATGTTACTTTTCCAAGCTATCCAGTAGATGGACAAGTAGTTCAAATTTCAGCAAATGTTGCTGTAAGTAATCTTAATTTAATTAGTGCAAATACTATTAATGGAAATACTACTACTATAAGTGCAGGTACCCATCTTGGATACACTTATATTGGTGCTCCACGCAATCCTACTATTAATAAATGGTTTAAAACACAGATATAATATTGACTACTAGCCTATCTAACGTTATATTAGAGTAGGAGTAAATCATGACAGACCTTAAACTATACCAAGACTTTGTTCTGGAAGTTACCAGTGCTCAAAGCAAGTATGAATATGCATTCACAGAACGTTTCGACCAGCTAAGCCAATATCAAGAAGACCGCACTAAGATTAATCCCGCACTGCTACTAACTGCTGGTATGGGCTTGAGTGCTGAAAGTGGGGAATTTAACGAAATCATTAAGAAGATGTTTTTCCAAGGCAAACCACTGAATGAAGAAAACGTATTTCATATGAAACGTGAACTTGGTGATATCATGTGGTACTGGATGAATGCATGTACTGCACTTGGGCTTGACCCCAATGATGTTATTAATGAAAATGTAAAGAAGCTAGAATCACGTTATCCAGGTGGCAAGTTTGATGCATGGCTTAGCGAAAATCGTGTGAAGGGTGATCTATAATGCATCCACTACTAGCTGATTTAAGTACTAAAACACTTGATGAATTGCTTAAAACCCAAAATGAAACTTATAAAAAAATAAGTTTTGCTGGCAAAATGGGTAATGCAGCTATGTTAAATCAGTTACGTATGATAGCAGATACTTTTCAAGAAGAAATTAATAAACGTTATCGTGCAGAAGCAAATGCTGCAAAAGAAAACCCAATTTTCAAGGATAGTTTGGATATCGGATGAGTGATATTAGTTGGACAGCAGAGTTTACTGCTATTAATTGCTACCAAGATTTACTTGAACCATGCACTTATACTATAAGCATAGATTTTGATGACCAATCACAGGAAGAACAAGACCCATATACTGCCTTTGGTCGTATTCGTGGGTTAATAAAAGATTTATATCAAGATGCAATTTTTGTTTATGTTGCCAATCCACTGCTGCCCACGTTACATAAGAAATTTAGTTCTCGTATTATAACAATGCCATATGCACCAAGTAATTTTGCTATCGGTTTAGTTACTTGGTATAAAATTTTGAGCATTACACAAGGTCGAGTAACAATTGAACACATCGGCGTAAGTTGCGACAAGAGCGATGATCTTACCCTACACGTTGATGAAGAGATTGTTTCTAGTGATGAAGTAATAGCGGATATGGCTTTTAAAAATTGGGAAAAACCTGCATGGTGGTTCAGGTCTACGCCAACTACTTGGGATATTCCAATTATAAAAAACAAAGAAGTTACTGTTGCATATGACGAAGGTGAATGGCCAGAAACTTTGCAATGGGAACAGAAACCTGTTACAATAGCCAAGAAGAAAAAAAAGGAAAACAATATTATTCCTTTAAAGAAATGGAAGCCAGAGGTTATTAAAGGTGATAAAGTCTGACGAGTATGGTCGTAGCGTAATCAGCGATAGTGAGTTAGCGCAATTACTTTATATGAATCCGCAAATGACATTTGATGATATTGCTATTATCGATCCAGAAAAATATAATTCTGCTATCAAGAGTTTGTATCTTGATTATAAACCGTTAAAAAAATTAGCAACATTAAATGGCACTATACAAGAATATCATAAAAATAATCAAAAAGAATGGTTTATGCCAGAAGATTATAAAAACATGGATATTGCCAAATGGGTACTCGACCAGTGCAAGAATCAAAATGAACTACAACGTGCTGGTAGTGAACTAATAGAGTATGCTGAACGAGACCTATTACCGCTGCTACAGTACTTAAAATATCTTGTTGACACAATGAGTAAACATAGTGTAATATGGGGAGTTGGTCGTGGTTCAAGTGTAGCAAGTTTTGTATTATACTTGATTGGCGTCCATCGTATTCATAGTTTAGAGAAAAATTTAGACTTCTCTGAATTTATGCGTTAAATACCCAAAAGGACAATCTATTAGAATGAGTATTCATCGAACTGCAACTGGAAAATTTTTAGACATCAATGCTTTAAAAATACAGCAAGAGCATGCAATTGCCGTGGGAAATGCTAGGCAAAATGCACGAGGCGACTTGCTTGGAAATGGAGGACAGATTGTGAAAACAAGAGATGAAATCATGAATGAGTATTATAAATCACAACAAGGCAATAAATTGATGGATAATCCAATTTATTCTAATGCTGATGAAGCAAATCAATCGCTAGTCGCAGATATTTTTGAAACACCTATTGCAAATGGTTATGATCAGATTGAACAATCGCTTATAGAACCAACAGTTGTAAATCCAAAAACAGGCGCAGCCACTAGCGGCGGTTATGCAGATGCACTAGTTCGTAGTCAAGAATTAGCAGAAAAAATGAAGGCACAGAGAACTAGAATATGAAAACTGATACTATTGGACCACGCAGTAGCACTCTACACTATAACCAAGACTATCGCAAGATTACTCCAACTAAGAACAATGTGTTGGTTAAAGATATGGAATTTGGCGAACGAATGACGCTAGGCGGTATTATCATTCTTGACGATGATAAGAAAGGACAAGGCATTCGTCCACGTTGGGCAGAAGTGGTGGCAGTTGGGCGACTACAAGAAGATGTTAAAGTTGGTGAATATATTCTTGTTGCTCATGGTCGTTGGACACGCGGTCTTGATATGACCGATGAAGATGGTGTTACAACAACAGTTCGTCTTGTTGATCCAAAAGATATTCTTATGAGCAGCGACGAGCCGCCAAAGGAAGATTTAACTTTTGGTATTAATCCAACTTACTAAGTTGTTGACATTCCTCTAACCATATGTTAGTATAATTGCATGACAAAAAATTATCTTTGGGTTGAAAAATATCGTCCAAATAGCGTGACGGATTATGTGTGGCGTGATGCGGCACAAGAAGCACAGGTTCGCCAGTGGATTACAGATAGCACTATTCCACATTTGTTATTCAGTGGTGGACCAGGTACTGGCAAGACAACACTTGCAAAAGTTCTTATCCATGACTTGGGCGTCGATGACTTTGATGTTCTACAAATCAATGCTTCACGAGATAATGGTGTAGACTTCATTCGTGATAAGATTGAAGGATTTGTTTCTACTATGCCATTTGGTGAGTTCAAGATTGTTCTCCTTGATGAAGCAGATTATCTTTCACCAAGTGCACAAGCAGTTCTACGTGGATTGATGGAAACGTATAGTGCCAGTGCTCGCTTTATTATGACTTGCAACTATCCTAACAAGATTATTCCAGCACTTCATAGCCGTTGTCAGGGATTTCATATTGAACGCCTTGATAAAACCGAGTTTACTGCACGTGCTGCTACCATTCTTGTTGAAGAAGGTGTTGACTTTGATTTAGATATGCTAGATGTTTATGTAACAGCAGCCTATCCTGACCTTCGTAAATGCATAAACAGTTTGCAAAGTTCTAGCAATGGCGGAACCCTAGGTTCTGCAAGCAGCGATTCGCAAAGCAGTACAGATTATCGCATTGCGGCTGTTGATTTATTCAAGAGTGGTAAGATACGAGAAGCACGTAAACTCCTATGCAATCAAGTTCGTGCAGATGAGATCGAAGAAGTATTTCGTTGGATGTATGACAATCTTGAATTGTTCTCAACGAGCGATGAAGGACAAGATCGTGCTATTGTTATTATTCGCAATGGTCTAGTAAACCACTCTATGGTTGCTGATGCTGAAATTAACTTAAGTGCTACACTATGTGAGTTAGCGGAAATTAATGGAAATTCTTAGTCACATACATAACACTTATAAGAAAACACGCAAAAAGAAATTTACTGCGGAAGAAAAACGCATATTACGTCCTATTGCAGAAGTAATTGCGATAATGGATGGCAATGCTTTCTTTGGTATACAAAAAGATGATAATGGTAAAGATACATGGTATGAGCAATACCTAGTAGAAGCATGGATGGTTGCTTCATATAAAAATAAAATCAACGGATGGGTTCGTGAAACTAGTTGGGTAAAAGATATGACCCACGAGAACCCATCCGTTGAAGAAGCCTATAATAATTGGCAACTATTAAAGATATTAAGTCGCCCTAATAATTAGATATCTCCATAAATTCTGAGGATTTCTTCAACTGCAGGATGACGTTCAATGTCACCGCCGTTGAACTCAACGCAGCCAACGTATTCACTGTCACGGAAACGATCCATTAGACGATTAAAGTCTAACAATCCATTTTCACCCTCAGTTCTGTCAGTTTGGCGAATATCACCAGTAACAATAATTTTACTGCCTTCGCCAATACGAGTAAGCAACATTTTCATTTGATTTGGAGTTGCATTCTGCATTTCATCAGCAATAATCATACTTTTCTTAAATGTGCGACCACGCATAAATGCTAGAGGGCAAATTTCAATAACTTGACTATCTACCATTTGCATCGTTTCACGAACTGTATAATACTCATGTAGCACATCAAAAAGTGGTTTTGTCCATGGCTCCATTTTTTGATTTAGGTCGCCAGGTAAAAACCCATGTTTCTCACCTTCTACTCCCACCGCTGGACGCGTTAAGATTATCTTGTCAATCTCACGCTCTTTAAGTGCTTTGATTGCTGCTTGCATTGCCAGTAATGTTTTACCAGTACCTGCTGGACCGCTTGCAATTACAATAGAGATATCTGGATTTAGTAGTAGGTCAAGATAGTTTTCTTGATTGATATTTCGAGGAATTATTTCAACTCGTCGTTTCTTTTCTGGTAGAAACTGTTCTATTTGGGTTATGTTGTTGTAGTTTTTGCTGTAGGACTGATTGTTTGGGTTCATGTGTTGATTGTTTTTCTGTCTACGCTTATTCTGCATTTTGTATCCCTGTGTTGGTTGTAACACATAATTATTTAAGATTGTAATATGACAATTAAGTCGTAATCTTTGATGTATCGTTTTCTGCATAAATATCTCAAAGGTGTCCGTAATGTCAGTAAAGCCAAATTTAAATTCAGTTAAAAAATTGTTTATGAGTGATGCTAGCTTGAATATGCTATGCGACTTTGAACGAGTACTAGATAACATGGATTTTTATGCATTTCCTAATTGGAGAATTGGTGAATTAGTAGAAGGACCAATGATAAGTCGTTATTGGGTTAAATGTAAATTTATGTGGCCGTTTGATCGTATGCCAGACCCAGCAGCAGCAAAACGATTAATACCATATGGTGCAAAAATTACTTACAAAAAAGATAAAGTTCAAATGCCTGTAAAGATTCGTAGCCCACAAGATATTCGACCTGGTAGTCACAAAGGTCGGTTAATGGATTTTCCAGTGTGGTATGTAGAAATGATGTTGCCCAAAAAACTAATGGCAGATATTAAACAAGGTTCAGTAGATATTGCTGGCGAAGAAGTTGATTTAGCCGATTTACAAAATAGTATTGAAAAAGGCTTAACTGATAAGAGTGTTACACAAAACAGTCAGCAGTCTGCTCAAGCACCAGAAGAAACAGGAGCAACAGAAATTTAAATGTCTCAGTTACTTTCAGAAGGTTTGCAAATAGGCGACTTAAATTATCTAGTAAGTGAAAAAATTCACATTGACGAATATAACAGCAAAATGGGACAGGCAAGTGATGTTGTAACCCTTAGCTTTAAGGTTCGCGATATCATGCCAGCAAATGATTTAGTAAGTTATTTAGAAAATGGTTATGATTGGATATTAGACGCTGATGTCAGCACAGGCGAAGTTAGTGATAATAATCGCCTTGTATTTGTGGAAGCACAACGCAGACCTGGTTTATACAAGTATATTAGTGAAATGCTCACTGATTTAGATCATCTTACTGGAATTAAACTTGATAAGTGGAAATTCAAATGGTTCATGAGTGAAGATTATTTGCCTCTTAACGAAGAAACATTTGAAAAAGTTGTACCAACAACACCAGATAAATACGAAAAGAGTGTTGCAGCTTTTGCATCATACAAAACTGAATCACAAAAACTAACCGACGATATTAATACAATCAAAAAATTAAGTGGGATCATCTAATGTTTGGATTTAGCCTCTGGAAAATATTTGTTATCATTGGTTTAATCGGCGCAGGCGTTGGGTATTTTAAATATACTCAAGATGAATTAGCTAGATTAAATCAAGAGGTTGCTACAAAAGACTTTGCTCTTAAAACAACTACCGCAACTCTTGAAAAAACACAAGCAGACCTTAAAGAACAACAAGCAATTTCACAAAAAACATTTGATGATTACCAAGCTGCTCGTAACGAAGTAAATGACATCCAAGAAAAGTTTACAAAAAATAATCGTGACCTCGGTGCATTTGCACAAAGCAAGCCTACCGAATTACAAAAGCGTATGAATGATGCAACAGCCAAATCATTCCGCTGCATAGAAGATACAGTCAACAAAGGTTTAGTCAATGCAAAAGGTTGTTAAAATTCTGCCTCTATTTTTATTTCTCGCCGCTTGTCAGACAATGCAGCCAACTACTGCAGTTGTTACTGTTGAACGTCCAACTCTTGTGCTGCCAAGCGTAGACCAAGTTAAGTTAAATGATGTTGAATGGCATGTGGTAAATAAAGCAGCAAAACCAGGAAGTGAAGATCACATTGACACGGCATTTGGAAAAGCACATAGCGAAAGCCTTTTCGCCATTAGTCCAAGAGATTACGAAGACATGGCAGTTAACCAAGCCAACCTTGTTAAAGTCATTAGACAATATCAAGCACAAATTAACGCCTATAAGCAATACTACGATAGCCAAGCCTCTACTCCAGGTACAACTAAATCAGGAAGCACCAGTGGCAGCACCAATTGAAGATGATGACGAACCAGTTGGTCCTCGTCGTATGGCTGATGATGAACGTCCAGCGGATGCTCAGTTAAAAACTGCTGCTCCTATAGAAGTTGCTGCTCCCCCTGTTCCACTATCCAATGACATTGAACTTCGCAAATTAATGCTTGAAGAAATGCGCTTCCATCTTGAAGAACGCAAAGAAGTTCATAAGATGTCAATTGAAATTCGTCACGAAGAACAACGTGAAGATGAAATTGCTTATGAACGTGCACAAATAGCCAAAGAAGAAACCAAAAAAGAAGATAAAGCAAGCGAACACTGGATGAAGTCATATTGGCGTCCAGCAATGGGTTGGCTTTATATGTTAATTTGTTTCTTTGACTTTGTTGCTGCACCAGTGCTAAGCATGCTGATGCCAATTTTCTTGAAAAGCTTGGGCGCAAATACAGTTACCTATGCTCAATGGCAAAGTCTCACGCTATCAAATGGTGGGTTAATTCATCTTGCATTTGGTGCTATTCTTGGTATCTCTGCATATGGCAGAACACAAGAGAAAACATCAGCAGCAAGTGCAGCAACTGCTGCAACAAAACCACCAGGTGGTTCAGTTAGCACGACTTAATACTTGACAACTATACTGTATTAAGGCATAATTACCTTTATGAATCATTATGAAACACTTGGTGTAAGCGAAAATGTATCTGCTGATGAATTAAAATCAGCATTTAGAAAACTTGCAAAACAACATCACCCAGACATGGGTGGTGATCAAGCAAAATTTCAACAAATTAATGAAGCCTATACTACCCTGAGTGATCCTAATAGTCGTGCGCACTATGATCACACATTGCGTAATCCACAACCACAATTTCAAGGTAACCCATTTGGACAACGTGCTGGAAATCCGTTTGAATTTCATTTTAATTTTGGCGGCGGACCTGACCCAATGTCTGCATTTCATGACCAATTTTTTAATCAATTTGGTTTTCAAGCTAGACAACAACAGCGTAATCGCAACCTAAGAGTTGCTATAGATTTAGATTTTGCAGAGACTATAAGTGGTGTTAAAAAAGTAATTAACTATCGTACTACAAATACTAATGAAACCTTAGAAATTGAAATACCAGCAGGTATTGAAAATGGCAACATTTTTACAATACAAGGACGTGGCGACGATGCTAATATCTCTATACCTCGTGGTAATCTTGAAATAGTAATAAATGTCAAACCGCATCCTAGATTTATTCGCAGCAATGAAAATATTATTGAAGATTTAACTGTTGATTGTTTTCAAGCAATGACAGGAACAGTAATCCCACTTATACTGCCAAGTGGAAAGTTTATCGAACTTAATATACCTGCTGGCACACAAAATAATTCACAATTTGGTATTACAGACGAAGGTTTTCCAAGAGGAAACGGAACTCGTGGCAAGTATATTGCAAAAATTAATATTTTAATTCCAACCGCACTTACGCTTGATCAACTTAATTTAATTCGAGAAATACAAAACATTAAACCTGTAAATACTTAAATATACTTGACAACTACTAAATTTATGCTATATTAATAATATGACACAGTTTAATAACAGCAACGACCTTGATAAAATTGTGCGCATGGCTAAGCAACATGCGGCAGATAACAATCACCAATATTTTACAGTTGAGCATTTACTGCTTAGTATGCTTCACGAAAAAGGATTCAAAAAAGTTCTTGAATCTATTGGTATTGATGTATTAGAACTAGTAAATGAATTAGAAGATTACATTGCTAGTAATATTCCAATTAATAACAAAAGTGAAGAAGAACCTAAAAAAACACAAAGCCTTGAACGAGTGTTTAATCGTGCATTTACCCAAGTAATTTTACTTGGTCGTCAAAATATTCATATTACCGATTTATATCTATCTATTAGCAAAGAATCACAAAGTCATGCTGCATTCTTTTTGCGAAAGTATGGAGTTGAACCTGAAAAAGTTGTTGAAATTTATAATAAGAATAAAAACAAAAAAAGCATCAATTTAGGCAACAATGCACTTGAAGAACATTGCACCAACCTAAATGAAATGGTTCGCAATGGTAAAGTTGAAGCTGTTATTGGTCGTGGCACTGAACTCGCTGATATGCAGCAAATTCTTGCTCGCAAAAATAAATGCAATGTTTTGCTTGTAGGCGATGCTGGTGTCGGCAAGACTGCTATTGCCGAGGGTCTTGCATATAATATTGTAAATGGCGATGTTCCGAAATTTTTGAAGGATCATGAGGTTTATAGTCTAAACATTGGTTCGCTACTTGCAGGAACAAAGTATCGTGGCGACTTTGAAGAAAAGTTGCAAGAGATTATTGCAGCAGCAACTGAACTTGGCAATATTATTTTGTTTATTGATGAAGCACATCAAATGCGTGGAGCAGGCAGCGGAAGCAATAGTTCAGTAGATTTCTCAAATATGTTAAAACCAGCACTTGCTCGTGGTGACTTTAAAGTTATTGCCTCAACCACTTGGGAAGAATATACACAACATTTTGAAAAAGACCGTGCGCTTATGCGACGCTTCAATCGCGTTGCAGTAGATGAACCAAGTATAGCAGATTGTAAAACAATTCTTCTTGGTATCAAAGCTAGTTACGAAACTTTTCATGGAGTAAAAATAACAGATGGTGCGATTAGTGAAGCTGTAGAATTGAGTGCTCGTTATCAAGCAGATAAGAAACTGCCAGATAAGGCAATTGACCTTATTGATAGTGCTGCAGCATTACGCCGTACCAAGGCACGTGGCTCACGCACCATTGATGTTGCGCAGATTCGTCGTGAACTAAGTCGTATTACTAAGATTCCAGAAAGTCAATTAGGTGAAGAAAATACGCAAAAGATTATGCCTAATATTGGTGCCGAGATCAAAGCAGTTGTGTATAATCAAGATACTGCAGTTGACAAGGTGTTAGACCGTGTATGGGTATCACAAGCTGGTTTAAAGGCAGATAATAAACCTGTTGGTTCGTTCTTGTTTCTTGGTCCTACAGGCACAGGCAAGACTGAACTTGCCAAGCAATTAGCAGATCGTTTAAGTATGAAGTTGCTACGCTTTGATATGAGTGAATATCAAGAGCGTCATTCTATCTCACGACTTATCGGTGCGCCACCTGGCTATGTTGGATATGAGGATGCTAACCTTGCTGGTGGCTTGCTCATTAGTGAGATTGCTAAGAACCCACATTGCATCATTCTTTTTGATGAGATAGAAAAGGCACATCCTGATGTATCACAGGTGTTATTGCAAGTTATGGATGAAGGTTTTATTACTGGCACCAATGGCAAGCGAGCAGATTGTCGTCAGGCTATCCTTATTATGACAAGTAACTTGGGTGCTGCCGATAGCGAACGCAATGTCATTGGTTTTGGTGGCGGAACAAATAGCGATGCAGTTGATGCTGCTGTCAAAGAATACTTCCGTCCAGAGTTCCGCAATCGTGTTGATGCGATTGTTACATTCAATAAACTTGATACCGCTACAATTCGCAAGGTTGCAGAAAAGTTCATTCGTGAACTCAATGAACAACTTGCGTCAAAAAATACATCAGTATCTCTCACTGATTCTGCGTGGAATTGGCTGTGTAAGACAGGATATACTCCAAGTCTTGGTGCTAGACCAATGCATCGCACAATTCACGAACACATTAAAGTTCCGTTAGCAAAGAAAATACTGTTTGACAAGACAGGAAATCATGCTAGTATTAAGGTAGACCTAAATGTTGACAAGTTGGAATTGGTAGCGCAAGATGAACGAGATATCAGAACTAACGCTGATTGAATATCGTGATCGGTTTAAAGATCATTTGTTTAAGTGGTACATTTATACTGAAAACAAGCTATGGTATGGCAAGTATCATTTTCGTATAGAATTTGCAGTTCCAAGGGATTGGGATATTCGTGAAAATATGCACAAGACCTTGAAAAATCTTGATCCGCACTGTCGTATTCGTAAAGAATCATATTTGCGTTTCTTTACCAATAGTACCACTGCACTTGATGCTATTCTTGATGACCCATCATTGCTTGCAGCAGTCAAGGGATTTACCACAAGCAATAATCAGTATATTTCTGAAATAAAAAACCTTGACGGTATCGCAGTAGATGTTAAACTGGTAAGTGAATTAAAATATAGTCCTGATGTCCCTTATCAAGTTGATTTTCACACTTATTGGGGCTGGCAAACAGGTGGTTATAGTAGCAGAAAAACACAGCGAGATAATCTACTTGAATTATATGAATTTGTTAATAATAATAAAGATGACTTGTTCATGCCATATGAATTAAACCGTTGGTGCGTTCGTGCTGCTGCAGGTTTTGAAACAGGTTATTACTATGGTTCAGTTCGTGTATATTGCAGAAGTAGTGATAATATTCCACTGCTGTATATGTTATTTCAAGATGGAATTAATAAAGTTTATAAGTTAGTAAAGAAAGAGAGTAAAGCGTAATGAATAAAGCATTAGCAACAGCCCTTATCAATCGCGGTGTCGTGAATAGCAAGACTCGTATTCTAGCACGTTGTCCTGTACCAGCTTTTGGCGGTATGCCAATGGAAAAACAATTATTTCTTAATGTAGATAAAGTTGTTAGCGATGAAGGCACAATGAAGTTTATTTCTTCACATCGTAGCGGTCGCAAGTTCAGTGTACCGATTGATAAAATTGATGAGATTGATGGAATGGAACCTACTCGTTTAGGTCTTGCTTATGATATTAAACCAAATGGTGCCGCACGTGGTGGCGGCAAAAAGCGTGGACGCAAGCCTAGAATAAATACATTGGAGAATATCAATGGCTAAAATCTACGAAGAAGTATTAGTTATCAAAGTAAGCAAACTTGTTGCTGACAAGAATTCAAGTAATCAAGACATCCTACGTGATGATATTGTTGAAAGTATTGAAAGTGTTGTTCAGGAATTAGTTGGCAATAATATAATTGTTGAAGTTGAAAAAGCGGAATAATAATGGCTAGTTTACCACAAGTAGTGTTAAGTTCAATACAGTACGGACAAGTTTATCCGCCATATGATGGCACGAGTACTACTTGGAGCAGCAATCAATTTAAAGGTAATGGCTACTATGGTTATACAGATGGATTACACACAGTAACATATAGTTTAAGTGGATTTGTTGGCATATTAAAATTTCAAGCAACACTATTAACAAATCCAACAGACAGTGATTGGTTTGATGTTACTGGAACATCTATTGGAGATGGAACAACTCCAATAAGCGGCACAACTTTTTATAATTTCACAGGCAATTTCGTCTGGTGTCGTGCGCACATCACAAACTTTTCTGGTGGTAACATTAATAGAGTGCTATATAATACATAATACTCAATTAACCAAGGAAAGATTATTAATCAATGAATGATACTACACAGCAGCCACAAAATGAGTTTGGCTTACCGCCAGAAGCACTAGATTTTTTACGCAAACAACATATTCATTTCTGCTTACCAATGTATGGTGGTCTTTGTAATGAAGCAACTTTTATTGCAATGATCAAGTTTGGTATTATTGCAGGCAAGATGGGACTTAATTATTCAATTGATACAATGGTTAATGAAAGTCTTATTACTCGTGGGCGAAACAACCTTGTTGCAAAGTTCTTGTTTAACCAAGCTGCAACACACTTGATGTTTATTGACGTTGATTTAGGATTTGATCCAGAAGCAATTATTCGTTTGCTTCTTGCCAATCAGGATGTTGTTGGCGGCGTTTATCCAATGAAGCGTATTCCAATTCGTTATGTTATTAACACTGTTCCTAATCCTGCTATTTTAGGTGACCTAGTTGAAGTTTCAACACTTGGAACAGGATTCATGATGGTCAAGCGTGGGGTTATCGAACAACTAATTGCTCTGCATCCAGAATTAAAATATCGCGATAATATTGGTATTGGTGCGCAATATGAGCCACTTATGTATGGTTTGTTTGACACAATGATTGATAAGGATGACAACTATCTGAGTGAAGATTGGACATTCTGTTATCTATGGCGTATGGCTGGCGGCAAGGTATTTGCTGATACAGGCATTAAACTTGACCATACTGGTTATCACAAGTATGAAGGCAATGTTGAAGAACTTAAGAAAGTGCTAACAAATCAAACTTCAAATGGTGGCCCACATCATCTTGATGCGCCACAAGCAGCACCTGCCGCTCCAACAAACACGCCACAACCTATTAAATTAAAATTAAATAAAAAGGTATAAAGGATACTTTAATGTCTGATGATTTAGAAACAGTAGAATTTAAAGTTCAATTAAGCAGTTCATGGCATAATGATCCGCCTAAATTTGAAATACTCATCAATGATGATATTGTTGAATCAGGCGAAGTTTCTGAATTAGAAAGCGATAGCAATGTAAAAACTATCGCTTTTTCCAGAGATTTACCAGAAGGCGACCACACTTTAAAAATCAGACTTGTTAATAAAAAACCCAAACATACAGAAGTAGATGATAGTGGTAACATTATTTCTGATCAACTATTACATCTTAAAGAAATTGAACTTGACGAGATTGAATTAGAATGGTTGGCATATTTCAACGGTAAATTTTATAAACAAATTGGTGCCAAAAGCGGCAAACCAATTTACGAAGATGAACCACTGCCAGAAAAGTTTAATGTAATTGGTTTAAATGGTGAGTGGCGTCTTGGTTTTAGTGTGCCCACATATATGTGGTTCCTAGAAAACCTATAAATATTTGATGTTCATTAATCAGATTATCAGCGAAGCGCCTAAAGTTGGTCGTGCTTTTCAGCACGTAGAAGACCTTGTTCTCATTGAAGGTAGCATGGGCGCTGAAAAAGCTATTAATCGACTCGCCCAAATTGCAAGCAATCCACAAACCGTGCGTTGTAAATGGGATGGCAAACCTCAAGTCTATTGGGGACGTGAGCCAGATGGTAAATTTATTATGGTTGGTCACAATGGTTGGCTAAAACCAGATGGCAGCGGTAAAAGCCAAAGCCCACAAGAATTAGTACGTTTTATCATGAGCACTGGTAAAGTAGAAGCGGGCAAAGAAGACGAACGCATGCGGTTTGCCAACGAATACGCAAGTTTATGGTCATTGTTTGAAGCTGCAACTCCACAAGATTTTCGTGGCTATGTATATGGTGATTTGTTGTTTATGCGCAGACCACCACTAGAAAATAATGCATATACTTTTACACCAAATAATGTAACATATAGCATACCTGCTTCAACAGAACTTGGGCAACGAATATCAAAAGCAACTGCAGCAGTCGTAGGACATGCATACTTTCCACAATTTGGCATGGGCGATGACCAACAACAACCTATTGATGATTTTACACCATTTAATAAGTCACAAGGCTTGATTGTATTGGGTCCGCGATATGCACAGCAGCCTGTTAAGATTGACACTAAGAAATTGCAAGATTTACAAAAATATGTTGCAGCAAATAAAAGCGCAATAGATAATTTCTTGAACGATGAGCGCCTCGCTGCTATGAAAATGGCAAGCTTTAAGGGTGTGCTTTATAATTTTAATAATCAAATGGCAAGAGTTGGCAGAACAAGTGATCTTGCAAGCGAATTTACAAATTGGATAAGCAGCGGTAGCAAACAAAATGCAACAATGCAGCAGAAGATAAAGGATTGGATTGCGCAAAACCAAAAAGGGTTTATTGCTACATTTGCAGTTCTTGAGAACCTACGCAATATTAAAAATGCAATCATTGATCAATTAGATAGTGAAGGCGGCGATATACAACAAACTACCAAGGGACAAAAGGGCGGAGAAGGTTATGTCAATTATGGCGAACCTAACATTAAACTTGTGCCTCGTCATCTCTGGACACCAAATTAATACCTATTGACATACCAGATAAATATTTTATCTGGATTGTATAATGACCCTAAGCCACCGCACTATCTTTAATGAAGCACCAAATCCTCATGTTGCATTTGCATTTGGGCGCATGAATCCGCCGCATTTTGGTCACGAAGGGCTTATTAAAACCCTACAAAGTGTAGCAAAAAAAGGCAGTTGGGCGTTATTTCTAAGTAAAAGCCAAGATGCCAAAAAGAATCCACTTAACTATGAACAAAAAGTTAAATGGGTTAAAGCACTTTATCCACAAACACAAGGACATCTCGTTGAAGAACCATCAATCAAAACATTCCTACAAGCAGCCGCATATCTTTATGACAAAGGTTTCCGCAGTGCCACTTTTGTGGCTGGCGAAGACGACATGGCAAGTATGCGACCAGTATTGGAACAATACAACGGCAAGCAAGTAACACATGGTTTCTATCATTTTGAGCCGCTTTCTTTTATGGAAAGCCCACGATTAACCTCCGCGACAAATGCACGTGAAGCAGCCAAAAGCGGCGATCCAGAAGCATTTGAACGTGCTACACGTGTGCCACCAAATATCACAGTAGATGGCAAGACACTTATGCAAGCAGTTCGCATTGGTATGGGACTTGGTGAAAGTGTTGAAGAAAGTATCATCACTGAAAGTTTATCAGTAGAACAACTTGCTCACATAAGTGATAAAGCACTTGATGACGCTTATCATTATGGGTTATCTACACCTAACAATAACTTTGGTTGGTTGGCAAATATTGAAAGTGCCACTGCTGCAAAGCGTATGATTGATAGTGGCATTACAGATGTAGAAGCCATTGCCAACGCTATCCACGATGGTTGGAATAAAACTGCTATGGCTGATTATATGGGCAAGTTGCAGCTAGATACGCCAACCATTCCCGATAAGAAAAAGAAGCGTTATGCTCTTGCCCAACAAACTTATGCACAGTTGCCAGAAGTAGAAAAAGAAAAAGACCGTGTAGTTGCTCGTGCTATGTTGAAGGCAATGGGTATCGTTACCGAAGCACCAGGCATTGGTGGCGATTGGGGTGATAATCCTAAACTAGTCAAACGTGGTCGCAAACCATATGAACCCAATAAGGATGATACCTATTACGGCTCTGCCCACGGCACAGACCTTGATTTATATGGTTTGCCAAAATATGAATTAGATGAAGACCTAACTCCTGACCAATGGGCAGAGTTGCGCATTACTGATCCAAAAGCCTATATGGGTAATAAGGATTATACTAATCGTCGTTGGTGGACTCTGCAGTTTAAGAAGGCTCGTGCTGCTGCCCGTGATCAAGGTGCTAATCGTTTTGAGTTTCCGCCAGGTTCTAAGAACAGTTATATGGTTGCTCCTGACTTGGCAAATGAAAATTTAGATGAAGCCGCAGAAAAATCAACCAAAGCCGAAGCCAAGTATCAGGCAATGCCTCGCAATGGTCAGCGTTGTGATTACTGCACTATGTGGCGTCCTCCGCATGGTTGTTCGGCTGTTAGTGGCAAGATTGCGGCAAATGGTTGGTGTTCATATTACAAGCGTAGTCATCGTAAAGATTTAGATGAAACTATTGAACCAAATAGCAATATGTTAGCAATAGCACAACGTCTCGAAGATTATGCTAATGAACATATTCCACACGAAGACGATGGTTTTGGTGATTTTATGTATCACGCAGAACTTATTCGCAAAGGTCATCTTGACATACATCGTGAAGATATGGTGAAGGTTCAACCACGCTATCTTCCGATTATGAAATCTATCACAAAGAATGAATTAGTATCAGAATCACAACTTGACGAAGCAGCATCACCAGTGTTGTTCCATTATACAGGCAGTGTGGGTGCAGCATTAAACATTCTTAAAAACAATGAGTTTATGTTGAGCATTTCTACTGGTAGTGTAGAAGACCAATATGCACCACGTGGTTATAACTATTTCTTATCCACAACACGCAGCAAAGTAGGTGGATATCACGAGTTTACTGGCGGCACTGCTGTTATGTTCAACCTTGATGGCAATTGGTTCAATCGTCGCTATCCAGTTAAAGCAATTGACTATTGGGCAGGATTTGATAAGCAAAAGCACAGCGAAAGCGAAGACCGTGTATTCTCACGTGAGCCAACTATACCAGCAGATGCGATTACAGCAGTTCATATCTTACTTAAAGAAGCAGGTGAGTTTGCAAGTCCAACTACTCGCCAGTTGATGATTGTAGCAAAGAAGCGTGGATTACCAACCTATCTTTACAGTGATGAAAATGCGTGGAAATTACAGGACACCAAGCGAGCAATACCAGTAAGCAAAGCCCAAGATTTAATTCGTGGTCAAAAGAAGACTGGTTATAT